TATTTATTTTTGATTATTAAATTAATATTTTCTCCGCCCAAATTTAGTATTTCTTTGATAACTAAGTCCATAGCTAAACGTGAGTTTTCAACAATGTCTTGTTCACGACCGTTTCCTACTAGAATGCAGCCGCTTGTATCTTTAGCTGTGTTTCCTCTATGAAATAATATCCAATCCCTATTAGGCACATCCTGAACTAATAAGTGTAAGTAATCTCTTGTTGCGCTTTCTCTTGGAAGTCTTAGTCTTACTTTGTATTGTCCTTCAGGAATACAGCTTATGTTTCTTTCGTTATTAATATAAGGATTTTCTAAGGTATCACAAAAATTCTCACCATTGATAAAAAGTTTACCAATAGTGCTTTCTTTTGTAAAAGTATCTCTAATTAAAAGAAGATTAACGCCCCTGACCTCTGTAAGCTTTTTTGTAGCCGTTCTGTCCTTTACTTGCGTTTTTGGAGTGTACTCCCTTTCTTTTCTTTTTAACGCTCTTAAAAGAGCTTGTAACAACTTTACGAGCCATCTAGTTATTTTTTTCAAATTGAATGAATTTATATATAGTAAAACTAATTGCTAAAATTAAAGAAACTAGCGTTAGTATTTCGTTACAGTCTGTTATACTGAAAGCTATTGCTGAGGTGTTAGCTAACCCTACTTGTAGAGTATCTTTTACTTCTGTCATTTTGTTTTGTTTTTTTATCTAAGTAAGATTTTAACTTAGTAACATTTTTAAGTTTAGGTTTATAGTATTTCTTCATTATGAGTAATCAGAAGCGTTTAAAAAGTTTCTTAAAGTAAGTTTAGTTCCCTGCTGCATTGGTTTTTCTAAATTCATACCATTATAGTAAGCATTTCTATCAGGACTTATGTCAGCACCTGAGTTTGTGTTGTATTCAGGAAAAAGAGTTATATTGTTAGTGATATACTTAATCATTCTTTCTGTAAAGTATTCAGCATTGTTTCTCACTTCTTCTCTAAGGTGCTGAGCTTCTTCTGTAGATAAAGCTGTTCCTGTTTCTGAAGTCTTAGAATATATGTTACCGTTTTCCGTTTTAAAGCGTAAATAAGGTATGCACATATGAAATGCCCAAGAAGGCAAACAGTCGCCTATATACTCATCTACTAAAGTCTTGTATGCTCCTGCTAAAGAACCTGCTGTTATTTCAGCTTCTAGCTTTTGGTACAAATCTGTTCCAATCTTTGGCTCAATATAAATACGCTGTGCTTGTAACACATAAGGTAACAAGATTTGAGGGTCAACATTTAAGTTAATTGCTGTGCTGTCTTTCAGCTTTGCTTCTGATATAAATAATACGTATGCCATAGTTAGTTGTAATATCCGTTATTTTTCATTCTCATAGGTGGTATAGCTACTAGCTTGTCGTTCTGTTCAGCTGTAAACCCTTCACTTCTTGCCTTAGTGTAGTTCACTAAAACATCATCATCTAAGTCGTCTTTATAGTAAACACTATCAGCGTCTTTTAAGTCTGTTGAACGATAGATTTGCCTTAACCAATAGTGTCTGCAATTTGGTCCTCCTTTGTACAAAAATAAATCATAAGAATTTCCGTTATGTCCAA